GAACCCAGTTGGCGTTGCGGTGCTCGAAGCCTGAGAAGCCGTCGTTCACGTAGGTGTTGAACGCAGAGCCGCCCGTGCTTGTGAAGCCGATTGCTCTCGGGAATTCTGTTTCAAAGAAAGCCATTACCCATTTCTCCTTGCCGCACGGAGCGCCGACTGCAAGCCCGTAGCGGTGATCTGGTCTTGCGACATACGGAACGCATCCGGGTTCGGCGTCTGGACGTTGAAAGTCTGGTAGACGTTGATGCCGCTGCCCTGCGGCTGTCCTGCCGCGTTGGGACGTTGCAACGCATCGTTCGGGATGATCGTTCCCGCAGTCTTCGGGATGAACAACTCCTGACCCTTCTCACCAACCATGTAGGCGACGCCGGGATTGACGCTGCCGCCTTCCGCGTGACCGCCTCCGAACGCGCCTCCCGACCCGAACAGCGACCCGCCCGCGAGGGACGAGAAGAAGTCCGAGTTGTTCAGGAAGCCCAGACCGAGACCGATCAGGCTCTTGAAAAGCTGGTTCAGCGCAAGCTTGAGCAACATCGCTTCGACTGATTGCACGAAGCTTTGGAAGCTCAGCTTGCCTTTGGCGAGACCGTCAGCAAGCGTGTTGACGAAGTCGTTGACCGTGGTCTTCATGACGTCGGCGACAGCCTTGGCAGCCGTCAGACCGTCGTGGACGTATTCATCGAAGAACACCTTGAAGCCCGCAGAGACGGAATTCGTCTTGAGCAGCAGGTCGTCCATGTCCTTCTGCTTCTTCAGTTCCGCGTCGTGAATCAGCGCGTCGATGGCGAGCGTCGATTGCCCGTTGGCGATGATCTTCTGACGCAGCTTCTCAAGTTGGTCGATTTCGTCTTGGATGTTCCCGAGGTTCTGGACAGCGCCGACCCTCGTGGCGGTTGCCTTCGCCAATTCGGCTTGCTGAGCAGCGATGACCGCTGCGCGGTATTTATCGACGGCAGCCGTGCTCTGGTCGAGAGCCGGGTTGCGTGTGTAGGCGAGCACAGCCTGCTCTACGTTGAATGCACGCAGCGCGGCGGCTCCGTTGAGCACGGCTGCGGAATATCCCATGGCGGCGTCACGCTGACGGTTGAGATTGGTGACTGCCTCGATGGACGCGGTTGCACGCTGCGCCGCTTCAAGGTTGTGGAGCGAATTGACTTCGGCGTCGAGTTGCGCGTTTGCGTTTGCAAGTGCGCGGGAAAGCTTGTCAAGCTCAGCGCCGCTTGCCTTGCCGGATGCCGCAAGCTTGACGAATTCCGCTTGGAGCATAGCGACCTTTTCGCGCATCGGGTCGATCTTGGCGCGGTCTGCGGCGGCTTGGATTGCAAGAGCGCCCTGCTCGAAGGCGGCTCCCATGTCGCGCACAGCCTTGGCTTGCTCCTCGTTCTTGAATGCCTCGTCGGCGAGGGTCTTCGAAAGCTCGTTGGATACCTTGCCGAATGCCTTCTCGGTTTCTATGGCAAGGATGGTCGCCTTCTGGGCATCCGTGAGTCCCTTGACCTTCTTCTGCTGGGCTTCGATGTTCAGTTTGTCGATAACGCCCTGCGCCTCGGCTGCGGCGGACGCCTCGATGGTTGCGGCTGTCGAACCTTTCTGCGAGGCTGCAAGCAAAACTTCCTTGTCAGCAGCTTCCTGCAAGAGACCGATCTGCTTGGCGATGGTCGCGTTGAACTTCAGTTGATCCGCGTTCGCGGGTGCCGGAGCGGTGCCAGTAGCGGCGGGCTTCTTGGCGATCTTGTCAACGGTCGCGTTCCAGAAGGACACAACGCCATTGCCGTATTCCTTCCAGATTTTAAGTTGCTCGTCGGCGGCACGCTTGTCTTCGGCGTCAATTGCATTCTGACCGCTGGTGACAGCGTTCTTGATTTCGTTCCAGTTGTGATCCCATACAGCCTTGCCCAGCGTTCCGATGTTCTGGAAAGTCAGGATGACGTCAGCGCCGAAATGCTTGATGAACGCGCCGAGGCTGTCGAGGAACGTCTGCAATCCGCCGAACGCGACGATGAACGCCTTGCCAGCGAACCCCGCGACTTGGATCAAACCTTGGAAGCGGCTGTTGGTGTCTTCGGCATCAGCCGAGATGTTGTTGATGACCTGCTGTAGAGCAGGCAGCATTGTCGTCAGGAGCTTATTAGCCGCGCCTTCGACGGCTGCCTTGACCCTGTTCATGCTCTCTTCGAACTTCTTGGCTGCCTCAGCTTGTTCGTCGCCGATGACGACTCCGAGCCTCTGGGCTTCCTTGATCAAGTCGGAGATGCCGTCCTTGCCCCGGTTGAGCAAAGGCACCATTTCTGCCCCGGCCTTTCCGAAAATCTGCATGGCGAGAGCGGTCTTCTCGGGGCCATCCTTGAAGGATGCGAACTTTTGGGCGAGGCTTTCGAGGATCGTGGTGGTCGGCAGGAGCTTGCCGTTGGCGTCGGTGATCTGGACGCCCAAAGTCTTGAAAGCGTTGGTGGAATTGACGCCGCCCGTGGCTGCCTTATCGAGCGACTTGGACATCTTCTCCAGTGCCTTGTCCAGCGACTCGGTGCTGACGCCTGACTGCTTGGCGACGTACTCAAGACCGGACAGAGCCTCGACGCTCACGCCCGTGGCTTGCGCCATGTCGTAGAGGCGTGCTGCGTTCTCGGTCTGCTTGTCGAGCAGGGAGGCAAGTGCGCCTTCGATGGCGGCGAATGCCGCTCCGACCGACGCGGCTGCTGCCGTCAGCGCCTTCTCGATGTTCGCTCCCGAGGTGAGAGCGATCTGTCCCGCTTTGTCCATGCCGCTGACGAACGAGGCTGTGTTAGCCTGAAGGTCAACGATCAGTGTTCCGACTGTTACTGCCATGCTTCATTTCCTCGCGCTTCCATTTCGGAAACGTCTCTTCAAAAATCTCTTCCACGTCTTCGTAGCCTTGCTTCTTGAGCCTCGCGATCAAAGTCTCGCGAATCTCGTCGATGTCCTGCGTCGTGAACGCCGAAGCCACGGTGACGGCGGACATGATGTGCCGCTTCAATTTCTCTCGAAGTTCCGTCTCCTTCGAGTCCGGCACGAAGTCCCAAGGCGTCCACGTCTTGGTGCTCGTCTTCCCGCTGACATTGGCTGTCATCGAAGCCGTGATGCCCGCGAGATAAAGCTGCTCGCGAAACCTTGCCTGCTTCCTGTTCAGCAGCGCCTTGAACATGCCGGGCGTCAGATGCCCAAACTCTTCCTGACTTAGCCCGAAGTCGTACCGGGCAACCGCCCACAGTTCCGTCCAGCCTTCAGGCGGCTCGTCTAAGCGACGGCTGGCGCGATGGGGTTTGACTGCGTTTCCCCCAACTGCTTCGCCTGCTCCTGTTCCTTCTGCGCCTTGCCGATTGCCTCAAGCACGCCGGGATAGGCGGTCTCCAGCAGCGCGGCGTAGATGACGTTGTACATAGGCGGCGAGAACCACTGCCGCACGGTGTGCAGCGTGACTTCCGGGTGGAAGCGGTCGAGAGCGCCCCACACCACAGCGGTCAGTTCGGAGCCGCTCAAGCCCCACCAATTCTGGTGCTGGGACAAATCCTTCTTGATCACATCGCTGATCTTCGCGATGGCGTTGTAGTCCAGCACGAGGCTGTACTCGACGTCGCCTTTGTCGCCGTCCTTGACGACGATCTTGAAGACGGGCAGTTCGAGCGCCTCAAGGCGCGAGATTGCAGGTACGGTCATAGATTTCCTTTAAGAGTCTGTTGGTCTAATACGCGGCGGACGCCGCTGGGATGCCCGGAACCGGGCTGCATCAGCAAATCCGCTGAGGCATGGTGGGCGGAATGTTTAAGTGACCGCCGCCCCGGTCTGGTAGCCCGATTCAGTTGCCCGTAGGGCATCGAGCTTTGACGATGTAGACTAATACTGTCTTTTGGGAGCAGCTTGCTTAGCTTCTCGCCTGTCGTGCCGAAGAACCGCCGTCCCCACTAAAGGGTGATCGTTTACCAGCTACGTTGCCGTCCGGTTGCACTTTCGCGCTTCTGCTTCCAAACTTTACGGCTGACCTTCGTCGTCCATCTCCGAGTCGTCATCGACCGGGAAGATGGAATTCGGTGCCACGAAGGGCAAGAAGGTTTCGGTGTACATCACGTCCACTTCCAGCAGGTGACGGTGAACATAGCCGCTTTCGCCCGGCTCGTAGGGGAAGTCCATGTCACGGATGATGATGCAGCCGTTGACTGCTGAGCCGTCAGGAAGCGTCCCGGCAAACTGCTCGAACAGGGCGCGGATCGCGTCCGATGTCTTGACCGAGTCGATGTACTTGCGGGCGTAGCTATCGAACTGGAACCGCTTCTTGCGGTAGCCGGAAGCTCCCTGCATGTGCGTGCTCGAATCGTCCGTGAGAACGACAGTCCACACGATCATCGGAAGCGTCGCGTTCTTGGGCGCTTTAGACCCGAAGATTCGTCCCTGCACATAGCTGGAGACGCTGGGGTCTTGCTTCAGTCGTTGATAAATTCCGATTTCAACCGGAGGCATCGCTATTCCTTTAGAGCAGTAAGCTCGTGTTTCAAATTTTCGACGAAGACGTTCAGCACCTCGTCCTTGGTCTGCTCAAACGCGGGGCGCATGAACGGATTCGCCTTCTGGAACCGTGTTCCGAATTCTTGGAAGATGCCGTAGTAGGCTTTCTTCGAAGGCCCTACCATGACCTGCAAACTTCCTTCATCGCCGCCAGTCGCCTTGCTGCTCATGGTGATCTGCGACTTCAAGAATCCTGTCAGTGCAGGCGCACGCTCGGAGATGGCGTTCTCCCAAATCTCTGAGGCGTCCTTGGCTGCCCTGCGCAGCGTCCGCTTCGCGACCTTCTTGGTCTCGTCGCGGAGCTTCTGCTCAAGCTCCCTCAGCCCGGTGATCTTGACCGTTGCTCCGCTCATTGCAGCAAGCTCCCGTGGTTCGCGAAGACGTAGACGTTGAGGATTTGCATCATCAACAGCCACGCCATGAAGGCGCATCCGAAGAAGAACCAGCCCCACCGTTTCTTGTGGAGCGCGTAGCCTGTGGCACCCGCAGCCGCAAGAAAGAGCAGTAGAGGAATCATTTTTCTCCCAAAAAGTTTTTCGCCGATGCCCAGACCACGGGCGAAGGCCCGACCTGCGGACGGTTCGCCTTGATGACCACGAAGGCGGCATCCATGCTCGACGCCAGACCCTTTCTTTTCATAAAGGCCGCGCAAATTGTGACGCTTCGGGATACCCCCGCAGCGCAGTGGATCAGGATCGTCTTGTTCCTGTTCCGCATCTCATCCAGCCAACCCATGCACGCCCAGAATTCCTTCTCGACGATTGGTTCACCGTCGATGAGCGGCACGTTGATCATCGCCGCGCCAGACACCGGATTGTCCGTCGCTTCTGACCGGACGTTGAGGATCGCCGTGATGCCATTCGGATTCGCTTGCGCGAGACTCGCCGCGTCTTGCGCGTCGCCGACATAGATACCCTCCACGATGCGGTTCATCATTACTGTTCGCCCGGTAGACCGTCTGCGCGTTCGAGGCAGAGCAGCGTAAGCTGAAACTTGCGCTCGTCGGCGTCTTGTCGCGCTTGAATGACGAACACGCGACCGTCTTGAAGCTGCACGTACATATTCGACTCGACCGGAATGTCGGGGTAGTTGATCGTCACCTTGTGCGTGACCTGCGCCACGACTTCCTGTGCCTTTTCCAAATCTTTTCCCTGAAGGATCGTGACGGACGCCCATGTCTGGAACAGTTGCAGCGGGGCGAGGAATTCGCCTGCGTAGTCGCGCTCGGGGTTCTCCTGAAGGACGGTGACGTACTGCGTCATCTCCCCAGCGCCGACGCGGGCGATGCCGTGGCTGATGCTACGCGGTTGCATTATGAGTGCCTCACTACTGCGAACTTCAAAGTCGCATGGCTCGATTGCAGGTAGACGTTGCCGTCTGACTGCACCCATCCGTCGAGCACAGCGAACTGGATGGCGACAACCAACCCGGCAGGGACGCTGTAGTTTTGAAGGTCAGCAACCCTGCCGATCCGGTCGGGCGTAGAGTTGACACTGAAGGTGTGAGCGACTGTGTCGGTGTTCTGCGCCAAGAGGATTTCCGTCCCGAGAATCTGGAACTGATCGCCGTTCGCGGGATCGGAGGCGAACGCCAGCGCCAACGCGCCAGCGGTGACTGGAACATAGTTTTGAGGAAGCAGCGGAGTTGTGAGTTGCTCTCTTGCCATTTATCCCCTCGTCGGGCTGACGTCTTCGACCCGGAAAGACCACAGGATGCTTTCGCAGTGCATGGGCAGGCTGCCCGGCGTCCCCGCGACAATCGGTTCGCGGTTCAGATACCAATGGGCGACCATCTGCATCAGGCAAAGCTTGAGCGAGTAAGGCACGCCGATCTGGTATGTGTAAGTCGTTTGCTGGTTTGGTTGCGCATCCGGCACGTACGGCGATGAAAGGTTCGTGTGAACCGTCACCGTGCGCACGTCGGTCGGGTTGGGTGTGTAGCCAGCGGTAAAATTGATGAGCACGGCGTTCGGCACGAACTTCACAGAAGGCCAAAACGATCCCGCAAGCGGGAACAGGCGCGGCTGCAAGCCCAGAGGATCGACGATGAAGTCCACTCCCTCGGTGAGGTGCCGGATGGTTCCGTCAACAACGTTGCCGCCCGTTCCGTCCACGAAAGTGATGTCAACCACGTCGGTGAGAGGCCCACGGAACAGCTTGAGCATCTGCGAGTAGTTCCAAAGCGTTGTGGAGTAGCGCGGATTGCTGTAGTAGTTCGGCGGATACGCCTGCTGCGACATGATCGTGTCCACGTAGTACGGGAACGAATCAATAGCCTGCACGTAGTTGCGCTGGGCGATAGCTTGGTTGGTGAAGGTTTCAGCCTGCTCGCGGGCGGCGGAAATCATCGTCGAGATGAGAGTGTCATCCTGCGTGGTAGAAACGCGCAGGTAGCTTTTCATCTCGGCGAGGCTTACCACCTCGGTCGGCAATGATGTTGGGCGGACGTATGCCATCGGTCTCCTTTAAGAGTCAGCAGATTTCCGGGCTACTGCCAACAAGCGGTATTGCGAACGTCTCGCAATCTCCCCTTTCGGGTATGGCGACCCAGAACCGCGAAACCGATTAGGCGAAAACGTTAGGCCCTGTGATCTTCACCTTGACGGTGAGCTTTGCTTCCTTGTCGTAGTTCAGCGCGTGGTCGATTGAAGTCACGATGCCATCGAACGTGAACGTGCCCAGCGAAGACGGGAGAATGACTCTCCAGTGTTGCACTGCGCGGCTCTCGAAGGCTCCCTGCAAGAGACCCTGTCCGGTAGCTGCCGGAAGGAAGTTGGCGGTGAAAAGAAGCTCGCCAGCGTCCTTCAGCGTCGCGAGGTATTCGCGGTACGCGGAGGGTGACTGCATGTTGGTGACGTCCACAAGGTCAACCTTCGACCCGGTGAATTCGACGGTCTGGACTTCCTCGATAAGATCGAAGACGAACGGTGAAGCCGACGTCTCAAGATTGACTGCTGTTCCGAACCCTGAAAATGCTTGACTCATAGTGGTGGTGCTCCTTGGTGTTGCTTTCCGGGTGAATTAGCAGCCATCCGGTGCCGCTTGCTTCTACAAAAAGTTCGGGGACGGAACAGGCTGTTTGACCTGCCCGTCCCCGTTGGGTTTCGGTTACCCCGTCAGGCTTATGCCTGTACGAGGTAGTTGACTGGGTGCGTTCCGGCATCCACAAGCTGCGAGTCGTAACGACCGAAGCTCAGGAGACCAACCTCGCCGAAGTCGGCGTAACGCTCGACAAGGCGCATGATGGACATTTCCTTGACGCGGCGGATGACGAACTTGCTCAGGTCGCCATAGACCACGGTCGGGTTGCCCGAGAAGAAGATGGTCGGGGTGAACGGAGAACCGCCGCCCGAAGGCATCTGCTGGTTGATCGAGTACGGAATGCCCAAGATCGTGTCTGGGCTGTTGGCTGCGATGCCCGGCATCCACAGGGGACGACCGAACTTATCGAGCAGCAAGCGTGCCGACTGAAGAACCTGATCATGGAACATGAAGCGGGTCTTCGGACGGTTACGGTAGCTGGGATCGACGCTGTGTACGAGGTGTACATAGTCATCGTAGCCGATGCTGTTGGTGCCGTTGGCAGACGAGCCGTCTTCACGGCTGGAGCCGACTGCGGTCACCGGGGAAGCTCCTGAAGCCGCGATGGCTGGGAGGATTCCGGTGCTCTTGTTCACGCCGTCGCCAGTCGTGAAGTCGCGGTTCAAACCACGGCCCCAACGGATTGCGAAAGCGTCCTTGACGATGTTCTCGATGGACTCGAAGCTGTCCTGCTCAAGTTCCAGAGAGATACGGACGACATCGGCGGTGTACTTCCATGCTCCGAAGAGCACGTGGCTGAGGTTCAGGTCGTTCTCGCTGACCTGCACCGATTCGCCGATCACGTGAGCCGCTTGCGCGGTGTCGTTCTCGGTCGGCCAATACATCGGGTTGCCGGACGCGGTGTCGATGACGCGGGCGTCATTCAAAAGGTTGCCGTACTGCTTCGTGGCGACTTCAAGCTCGCGCTGGAATCCCTGAGGAACCAAGAACGAGGCGTTCGCGGTGAAGGCAGTGATCGGGTTGGAGATTGCGTCCTGAGCACGCTGCTCGTAAGAGAGATTCTCGCGAGTCAGACCGTTGCTGCGGTCGCGGTGAATGTACTTGCGCGACTCTTTGTTGCAGTCGCCCATGACGAAGTCAATGAAGGCGTGGCGTTCTGCAAGTTCGCGCTGCTCACGCTGATCTTTGGTTTCGTAGGTGCGGTCGCCGTTGCCGACAGAGCCATTCTCGGTCACACCATTGCGTGCGCCGCGAAGCTCCTCTTCGATTCTGGCGATGCGAACATCTTCTGCTTCAAGCTTCCGAGCTTCCTCGGTCTTGGCATCGACGTCGTTCATGATCTGGGTAAACTTGACTTGCTCGTCGCCGGAAAGGGTGCCCTTCTGGCGCTTCTCTTGAAGCGGCTTCGCCTCTTTGTAAAGGTCGGCGGCTTCTGCACGAAGTTGAACTGATTTTACGGACATAGATTGCTCCCTGTTATGGTCGGGTGACCAATTTGCTTTTGCTTAGCCGGGAGCCGTCCACTGGAAGGCTTGCTATGCTCAGTTGTTTCGCGTTCCCCACCTAAGGGGCTGGCATCCCAGCGCGACACAACTGCTCTCTGGGTAATACTGCGTTGCGAAACGTTTCGCGAAAAACAGAAACGCCGCCTTGCGGCGGCGCTCTGTGCCCCGGATCACCGAGGGTTCCATGAGGTTCTGACCCCAAATTTACAGTTTTAGTGAGCTTTCCAACATGCGCATCCGCATGTCGTCCGCGTTGCTCTCGTCATCGTCTTCGCTGTTTTCCTTGTCAACGGCCTTTTCGAGGCTGTCGAGCAGGGCGGACAGAGCCTTGATTTCGGAAGCGATTTCCTCGGTTCCCTCGTCATAGGCGTCCATGTCTTCGTCGTCGATGGCTTCCGATACGTTGGAGGCGCACTCTTCGAGCGAGTCCATGGCTTCCTGAACCTTGGGCAGCAGAGCCTTGATGTCCGCGATCTTGTCGTGGCGGGCTTCGTAACGCTTCTCCCATGCCTCTTGGAGAGCCTTCTCTTCCGAGACGTTGACAC